ACTTTTGTTATCTATTTCTGTATTAATACCTTCTTTAATTTCTCTATAAAAATCAATATTATCTGATGCTGGGATAGTTATAAGTATTTTTTCAAAATAATTTATAAATTTTTTATTTAATTCATCAATTTGTGTATTTAACGTTTTTGCTTTCAAAATATTATATGTGTGTTGATTTAATTTAAAATTATTATAATAATTAATTGTTAAAGGATTTAATGCATTACCCGTGTCAGTTACTGCGAATGTTTCTATATATGTTATATTTGATATAATGTATATTACAAATAATAATAATATAACTGCCAAACAAGCGAGAGAAATAGTCTTTATAATATGCTTGTCAATATTAGTTATATTTATAAATATTAATATTAAAACAATAATAGAAATTATAATATTATAAGTTAATATTTGACGTGTTAAAAAGGTATTTTTATTTAATTGACTATCATACATATTTTTTTGATGTTGTACTTTATTAGTATTATATGCAATACCTTCATTTAATATTTCAACAGTATTTTTATTATATATATATTCATTCTTATAAGCATTAATATCCTTCTTTTTGATTTCAAGAAAAGAATCTGATGATGGAATTTTGTCACCTGATGCAATCTCTACACCATTTGCATCTAGAAATATTTCAATATTTTCACCTTTGTTAGTAATATCACTTTTATTAATAACAGCATTAATAGTGATTTGAATACTTTTAGGAGGATCATCGATTACATTAATATCCAATATTTCATAATATTTTACATTTTTTCTGTCATATATAATATAATTATTTATTATATCATAACTATCATTATACTTTTTTAGTTTAACATATATACCTGGGTTTGAAATAATGATAACTACTTTTTTTTCTGATGATATAGTAATTTCTGCTGGATTAAATTCTGAATCTGTTGTAATTGTTAATGAATTACTATCAAGATTTATAGAATATTTTGATAAATCACTTATTAAAGTTGTAATAGAATTACTAATATCATCTATAACAGTTTTCAATCTTTCAATATTTCCAATATCATTTAATAATGTATTTTCTATCGCCAAAGGAACATCTGTTATTTTAAAAGCAACATCTGCGCCAGCTGCTACTCCTAAACCAGGAGTAGGTTTTGCAGGTGTTATACCTAGTGTTAAAGTGCTAGGTAATACTGTAAATGGCGCTCTTGTAGTAATGGTAGCAACTGTATTTTTAATAATAGCACCTGAATTATTTGACAATATTTTAGCAGTTACCACATCATCGGCGTTATTAGTATATTTTATTATATATTGAGTGTTTGTAGCGTAAGAGGCACCAGCAGTAGACACTTGAATTCCTGTAATGTAGCGTTCTCTACCTGTATTATATACATCAATACACTTAGGTGTACTATTCTTAACACTTGCATACATAACGTTTGAAACATTTATAATAAGTGTTGAATATAATTGTATGAATCTATAATAATAATAAAGAGCAAATACACTTTGTTTACGAAAATTTTGAGGAATATTAAATAATGTTTTTAATAATAAATTAATAAGTGCTTTATTTCTCTGTTCTAATGAAACGTTTTTTCCTACTATATCTGCGGTTTGTTCATTATATTTTTGCCTTGCATAATTTGCAGGAGAAACTAATATAGCAGGTGATGTGGAATTTATTTTAACATTTACAACATCATGCGCTATAATATTATTATCAATTTTGTCTGATCTAGTTCCAGTTATGCAATCTTTAGTAAACATGTTATAAGTATATTTAGCATTTTCGCTAGTAGGATTTGATGTTTCAAAACCTGTATAAAAACTTTGAATAGATAGATATAATACCTTTATTGTTGGTGCACCCGCACTATTATCTTCTTTAATATATCTTATATAACCAGCATTTTTAACAGCTTCACTTGGATACATACCAGTATTTTGACTAGTGTAAAATCTAGTCGTATCTGAAACTATTTCAATTCTTTCTATTTCTATATCTTTTGTATATCCAGAAGGCGATATAGTATTATCTTCGTTTTCTATGCAATATTTATATGCTTCTAATATATCAACAAAAACATTTATTACTTTTTGTGTCTCTATAATATTAGTTTTAATATTGGTGTTATAATCATAAGATTCAGTACCATTATCTGCTACAGTTCTATTTATAAAATCCATATTATTATCTGTTTTTTGCAAATCATCATTATTCTTAATTTTAAAATTAATGATATTTCTTATGAAATTATTAAATTGTTCTGTGCTATAAGTGCTTGAACTATCAGACGGTATATTTAGTGTATTTGGTTGATTAGTTACATTATTTAATTCACTCAGTAAATCATAACTATTTAAAACTTTAAAAAAAATATTATTATATACCTTTAATTTTTCATCAAACTTGTTTATATAATTATTTCTTAGTGTCGTGCTCATTTAATTATATCCTCTATTACTATATATATTTTATTTTAGAAGCAAGATCTATAGTAAAATGATTCACCACTATTTTCATTATAACGAATTATTTTAACAATATCTCCCTGCTTTAAACCTAACCATTTAGCGATAGGATCACTTGGATATATTCTAGACATATCCAATTTACTACGTATCATATACTTTTTCATAAATTCTGTAATCTCTTCATCTTTTAATTTAATATGCTCAGGAACATATTCGTGTTTTGTTGGGTTAAACATAAGTTGTTTAATTTGAAAATATTGAAGCATGCCTCCATTTTTTTGGAATAATTTATCGTATTTATTCAATTGTGAAACGAGAGGTAATGAAACAGAATCATTATTAAATATTAATATAATATTTTGCTTTCCCTTATGTTTTTTTACAAAGTTTGTAATATTTGTATCATCGTCTTTTAATTCATCAATAATATTTTTACGTGTTTTCTTTGTTAAAGCAAAGATAAGAGTTGTATTTGATGTTTCAAATTCTATACAGCAAGCATCACTTTCATATTTATCTTTCTCAATAGAAGCTTCGTGTTCTTCGAACAAAGTTATATCATCTCCACGACTTTTAAGCATATCTTTTAAATTTCCAATAACGATGTTAATATCCATTACTATATATCTTATATTATATACTATATAATATAAATCTTATATTAATATAAAAATAAATCAATTTTTATTTTATTTATTTTTTGCAACAACATTTGCAATAATTTCAGGGTCTATATAACTTTTTTTACATATATTATAAGTATTATGTAATTTTAATGCAACCATTTCAATAGCATTCTTAATATTTTTTTCTATTTTATCTTCTTTATCTCTTAATTTATTAAAATAATTAATAAAAAGCATATTCGCATTCCATGTGCGCAGATCCTTTGTTGTGATAATAGTATTAGTTTTCTCATTTGAATAATAATCACCAATTATTTTTAAATATTCATTTACATCATTTGAAGTTATAATTTTATTAGTTCCATAACTAAATATATAGTCATCTAATGATGATGCAACCTTATATTTATTATTGAGATATTCATTAATCTTCTTATTATCACAATATGCTAAATTTTGGACTCCCTTTTTCCCTATAAAATCTATTAAAATTTTATTATTTTCAAACTTTATATGCTTATATTTTAAAGTAGTAAGTCCTACCGAATTATTCTCTTTTTCATATTTTTTATTACCTATCCTAAATCCACATGTAAATATTAGTGTAATTATTACCGCTATTGCCTTTATTTTTTCATCACTATTACGTAAATCTTTTGCTATTTTTTTTTTTAATTTAGAAAAAAATTTAATAGAATTTGAAATTTTCTTATATTTTATAATATTACGTTTCGCAATAAAATCAGGGTTATATAATACTTGCTTTCTATTTTTTGAATCATATCCATATGCAATAATTTTCTTATTATTAATAATTGTTACATTATCATATGCTGGAGGTATTTTCAATAATTTTATTTTATTTATTTCTTCACTATTAGTTATTTCAATTTTATTTTTATAATATTTAAAACCTGTTTTGTAGTTTCCTACTCTACTTATTTTCATTCATGCATCTTATTATTTTATAATATTATAAAAATTATTGTTTTAATATTGCTAATTGATATCCCATATGAATTAGAATATACTGTCCTTTATATTTTTCTAGAAAGTTATCCATAGTTTTTTTAATTTTTCGCGGATGTTTATCATCACCTCCTCTATAATCATCCATCCACATTATGCCATTTTGTTCTAAATACTTAAAAGAATTTTCCATATCTCTCGTAATAAAATCTGTTTGATGACAACCATCAATATAAATAAAATTATATGTTTTATTATTATTTTCAAAAAATTTATCTGAGGTTATTTTGTATATTGTTATTTTATCAGTATTTTTACAATTTGAAATATTATAATCAAAATTTAATTCTTCACCATTCTGTAAATGTATGTCATGATCGTTGTAATCGCCATGTAAAAAAGGGTCAACGCATGTTAAACTTGATTTTTGATTGTTAATAAAATTATCAGCAAAAAAAACACTAGATAATCCTTCATAACATCCAATTTCTAATATTTTATTTTCTTTAGTTTTATCTAAAAAATTTACTAAATTATTTCGTATTTCACTTTTTAGAAACCATTCCTTAGTATATTTATACATTTTATTATTTAATCTTTATCTTTATCTTTTTATATATATCTACTTATCTTTATTATAATAAAATGCTTTAACATATGGATTTATTTTAAAAGACTCTTTTGAAACATCTATAATTTTAATGCTTTTCAAACTTTTTGCACGTGATAAAGCGGTATACGCTTGCCCACAAGTAAATATATTTTCACCTAAATCAATTTCTAAAGCATCAATCGTCATACCTTGCGATTTATGTATTGATAAAGCATATGATACTTTTAATGGCATATGATAAATATGAAATTTATCAGTTTTATTCGTTTTATCAATAATATCTTTGAAATATGATATATTATGTAGTTTCCCATCAGTATCTTTAATTATCACAAAATTATCTTGTAAATGCTTAATAACTCCTCGCGTACCATTTACTATACCTGCATATATATCAATATTTCGTGTAACAATTATTTGTGAGTTTTCTACAAGTTCGACATCATAATTTCTAATGTTCTTTATATTATCTTTGCTTCCTAGTGCTTTATAAATGCATGTTTTATTACCTGCTTCTTTTAATTTATTAACTTCAATATCATTTATTTTGTCTACATTAATATTTTTTGGATATAATTTAGTAGGAATAATATCATTTTCAAATTGAGTATCCTTTAATACATTTAAAACTTTTAAAATATTATCGGTGCACTTGCCCTTCCTAATTATTTGCAATATTTTTTGAAATAATATATCATCATTTTGTCTAACAAGTTCATCTAGTATAAAAACCTTTATATTAGCAATTCCCCATAATTTAGATAAGAAACAATATATACCATTAACTGGCGCAAGTTGACAAAAATCACCAATCAATATAATTTGTATCCCACCAAATGGTTTCTTAAGTAATTCTATATCTTTTAAACTATGTGATTTAATATAACAAAGTATATCTGATATTTTCTCAAATAATAAAATATCAAGCATAGATACTTCATCGATAATTAATACATCTAATTCAGCTAATCTTTTGTATATGTTTGTATGTTTCTTAATATTAATAAAAATATCTGCAAGTGAATTATCTTTTATACCTAAACCTAAGAATGAATGTATTGTTTGTCCTCCAATAATAAATGCAGCTGTTCCTGTTGTTGCAGTAAGTCCAATATTTTTATTATTAGTATTTAATATATCTATTATATATTTTACTGTATATGATTTACCAGTTCCTGCAGGACCTGTAATTAATATATTTTCTCCATTTTTTGATTGTTCAACAGCCAACTTCTGTTTAGCATTCAGTAATTCCATACTATTAAATTATAGATTATAATCTTAATTATCATTTTTTTATTTAGTGATACCTATTTTAATTTATTAATAAACTTTATGACTACGTTGTTCCTTTTAAAATAATTAGTTATGAAAATATTATGATTCCTCTGTATTTTATGTATAATTTCATTATGATATCTTTCTTCCTTTAATGGGGGATTATCAAAATACCATTTAACTAATATATCCCTATTTATGACTTTCTTGTGATTATAATCATATTCGTGACACATATATAGGATTGCTCTAGATATAAATCCTCTCGAATAATTATTAGGAGCAAACATTTTATATTTATGATTAACATAGTTTCCAAAGTCTAATGCGATCCAATTTTTATCTTTGATATTAACATCTTCAACAAACATATAATTTGATCTATTCACGTTAAGAGTATTAATAGTTTTTATAATATTATGCATATCATTTGAATGCTTATTCATTAAAAGACATTGGGGGAAAATATGCTCTGCAGAAAGGAACTTATTCTTAAACTTAGAGTCGTCAGTATAAAAACATCTATCCAGATATATTGAAGGCATTTTAGAATCATGTAGAATAGTTTGTTTAATTATATTATTATATGCAAATCCTTTGATATTTACCATATTTATTAATATTAATAATAAATACTTTCGCATTCAAATTATAATTCTCTCTATATAACATCATCAATTTTTTTTGCAATATTAGGATATAATTTAGAAAAAAAACTGTATATATTCTCATGTATGGTTTTTTTATTATCAATAATAAATGTATCTAATATTATTTTAGATTCAAAATCTCCATGAATCCAATAATGAACCATAATTGTTTTTTCTCCATAATCGCCTTTTTTAACTTTTGTCCAATCATTAACGGTAAATGGTGCATCTCCAAACTTAAGATCGTTTATAGGATAAAATAATTCACGGTCATATAAAATTGAAACTGCTTCTTTGTATTGGTGATCTCTTTTAATATTTTTATCTATAATTGTTTTAAAATATGACCCTCCGAATATATCAAATTTCTGAAAAATATTAGGAGAATACTGATCAATATATTCAGGTATATTGGTTAATATTTCTTTTAGCATTATATTTTTTTTATTAGCTGCAAAGAATGCATTACATAAATAATTATCACAATTATATAACATATTAGTTTGTCCGCTTGGTTCAAAACTTATATATAATTTATCAGAATTCATATCTAATATTTCACTAAAATCTCTTAAAATAAGAACATCTAAATCTATATATATACCTCCATAATGATATACAAGGAGTATTCTAGCAATATCACCCTTCTGTACACCAGTTCGTGCTAATTTATAAATATTGTAAAAATTAGGATATTCTTCATTAATTAATTTCAATATCATATCATCTGTCCAGAACATTAACTCATATCCATTCAATTTCAAAAATTGCATGTTTTCACTAACTAAATTATATAAAATAGGAGGTAGATGTTTGTCTTTCCATGTTTGATGAATTATTTTTGGTATCATTATATTTATAGTTATAAATATATATTAAATCTTATATAAAAAATAATTGATGAGATTGTATGTGATATAGTCAATAGTAATAACAAGATTTATTAATTTAACATTACACCAATTAAAAGATGGAACATATATTGATGTGATATTGAAATCACCAAAAATATTAAGAACCCACATGAATTTAAACATTATTATATATTGAAACATATTAATATTGTTATATTCACATATTGCATTTTCATTAATATTAACATTTTTAATTGTTAGAAAGTCCTTATATGCATAAGCAGGTAATATATGAACAAAAAAATTGCAAATAAAATATTCAAAGCGAACTAAATGAAAATCTGAAATTTTATTAAATACATTATATTTTAAAATGAATGGTTTAGTATCTATCGCATAGAATAAAATATTGCTATCATATAATATAAATAAATGGAATAATGTCATAATTTGAAATGAATTTATTGCGATAAACCGAGATATTAAATGATTATCAATATTAAAAATATTGTATATCACACTATTAAAAATTATCATTAATATATTCCAATTAGTATATTGATTAATTTTTCTACGTACTACATCAATCTTAATAGATTGAGAATATTTTTTGCTAATTGGCATTAATGAAATCATAGTTATTAAAAATATCTCAAACTGATTATAGTCGCTATTTACTTGATATATATTAGATAAAATATTATTATGAGATATATTATTGCATGTTATATTTGACATTATACATATTATTTAAATAATAGTTAATATCTTATATATTTTTATATGTATAAAGATATCAGAAATTACTTAAGATATACATAATATCCTTTTATAAAGGTGATGATGTTATTTTAATACCACAATAATCAACATTTTTATTTTTAAAATCTTGCTTAATATATATACCAATATTTGTAGATTCTTCTAATATCCATTTAAAATTAGTCCAAAATTCCTCTGTATGTCCGATGCTTTCTGTTGCTAAATGCGCAAACTCATGCAATACTACAAACATCATAGTGTTTATATCAACAAGTTTATCCTTATTTCTTAAACATAATACTATCTGCTCGCCTTTATTTACAGAATAACTAGTATATCCTGGAGTATCAACGCCTTCACTTAATCTATCTGGTCGAAAGTTTTTATTAAGCGCAATTATTCTATCATCATTATTTCCATATGTTTTTTCTAAATGTTCCAATAATATATTTAGTTTATTTTTAATAGTTGCAATTAAATCAGCTGCTTCACTTGCATCTTCCTTTATTTGAACTGTATATTCTTCGTTGTCTATATTACTTTTAATTTTTATTAATCCTTCATTAATATAATAATTATATATATAATATATACCTAAAATTGTAATAATTAAAATAATCAAACCGTCCGAACCTATATCCATATTAATCTATTTTAATTTATTATAATAAATTAAAAATTGATTTGTATTTAAATATTTAAATCATATATTTACTTATAATGGAATTTCCAAGAAAAATTCATGAACCAATAAATAATTATGAAAATGATGTAGAGTTTCAAATTACAGATATATATGACCCTGAATCTGACAGGGTTAATGTTCAAAAAGACGCAAATGATTTTTATTCTCTTTTAATTTATGGAACATCCGCTGTAGGTGCTACTTATTGTGTTAATGTGAAAAGTTTTATCCCTTACTTTTATATTAAACCTCCAGAAAGTTGGGAAAATTTAAATAAAAATGGATTTCGCGCAAAGTTAGATGAATTGAATGAAACATTACTTAATGGGTCTTATAAAAGTCGTTTTAATAATAATGGCGTATGGAATGAATATAACAAAAAAATTATTCCGCGTTATCTTGAAACACATTTTGTAAGTATTAAGATAGTTAAGAAAAAAGATTTTTGGGGTTTTACAAATGATAAAATCTTTCGTTTCCTCAAAGTATCAGTTAAATCTCTTAAATTATATAATAGTCTAAAGTATTATTTTAAAAGTTTGGAGAAAAATGATTTTAAAATGTATGAGACTAATATTGACCCTTTTTTGAAATATATTCATACACAAAATATCAAACCGTGTGATTGGGTTAAAATAGACAAAGGGAATTATGAAATAGGCGAAGATATCAGTAGATGCGACTATAATATTACAACTGAATATAAAAATATAGCACCAATACAAATTAATAAAATTGCACCATTACTAATAACATCTTTTGATATTGAATGTTCTAGTAGTCATGGTGATTTCCCAGTTGCTAAAAAAAATTATAGCAAGGTTGCACAAGATCTCTCGACAATTGCTAAGTTAGGTTATAAATATACTCCAGAAAATATTGTTGATTGGTTAAGAACAATATATTTTGACAACATTATTATAGACAGCGCAAGAGATGTTAAGATTAATCGCGTATATTCTAAACATAAATTAGCAAATAATTACATTTCATCTATACCTCAGAAAATAGAACCTCATATTCATAAAATAATAGAGATATTAGATATAATAGCATCATCAATAAAAAAACAATCAGGGAACAAAAAAGATGATGATAATACTAATGATGTAATTGAAGAAGATAATGATGATGATGAAGAAGATGAAGATGATATTAAGGGTAATAAAATGACTGTTCGTGAATTGAATGCGCAAGAATTAAAACTATCAGATATATTGACAAATATATTAGTCCCTCTTGAAGGGGACAAAATAATTCAAATAGGAACTACTGTTCATATATATGGTTCTGATAATATTGTATATAAAAATATTATAACTTTAAATAGTTGTGATAAGATTGATGGGTGTGATGTGGAACATTATGATACAGAAAAAGAAGTCCTAATTAAATGGAAAGAACTTATGAATAACTTGAATTCTGATATTATCACAGGGTATAATATATTTGGGTTTGATATGGAGTATATATGGCAGAGAGCAACAGAATTAAATATACTTGATGATTTTTCGATGGGATTTGGAAGATTGATTGCACGCAAATCTTCTCTTGTAGAATTAAAGTTGTCTTCTTCAGCACTAGGAGATAATATATTAAAATATATTGATATAGATGGAACAGTTTTAATAGATTTACTCAAAGTTATGCAAAGAGATCAAAAATTAGATAGTTATAAACTTGATAATGTAGCGTCAATATTTTTAGGAGATAATAAGAATGATTTAAAACCACAAGAGATTTTTGACAAATTTAAGGGAAGTAGTGAAGACAGATGTGTTATCGCTAAATATTGCATTCAAGATTGTTGTCTTGTTAATAGGTTAATACATAAATTAAAAATACTTGAAAATAATATTGGAATGGGTAACGTATGTCTAGTTCCTCTCAACTTCCTATTTCGTAGAGGGCAAGGAATTAAGATATTTTCTTTAATTGCTAAAGAATGTATGGAGAGAGAATATCTTATACCAACTATTAAATCATACAGCGAAAATTTGGAAATATTAGATAATGGGTATGAAGGTGCAGTTGTTTTAGAACCAAAAGAAGGTATATATTTAAACGAACCAATCGTAGTATTTGATTATGGGTCTCTTTATCCATCTTCTATGATATCCTGTAATCTTTCACACGATTGCTATTTGATGGATGAAAAATATCGTGTTGAAGATCCTAATATAGAATATAAAACAATATCATATGATTTATATGAAGGTGTAGGAGATAAGAAAAAGAAAACTGGAGAGAAAGATTGCGTATTTATCCAATATAAGGACGGTCGCAAGGGTATTATTGCTGATGTATTAGATATGTTGCTAAAACAGCGAAAAAATACTAGAAAAAAAATAGAATACAGAACAATTACTGCAAATGATGGTAAAATATATGCAGGAATTTGCACAGACAAAGGAGAATTTTATGAAGTATATAATATTGATGCTAATAGTAAAATATTAGTTCAAAAATTTAATATTCTAAGTATTAAAGAAACCTATAATATATTTGAACAAGATGTTTTAGATGCTTTGCAAGTTGCTTATAAAGTCACCGCAAATTCTTTATATGGGCAAATAGGAGCGAAGACATCTTCTATATATTTAAAGGAGATTGCTGCCTGCACAACTGCGACAGGTAGAAATATGATTATGTTAGCGAAAGATTTTGTAGAAAGAAACTATGATGCAGAGGTTATATATGGTGATACAGATTCTATATTTTGCAAGTTTCCTTTGACAGATAGAAATGGTAATGCTGTATTTGGTAAAGATGCTTTGCAATTTGCTATAGATATTGGAAAGGATGTTGAGAAAAATATAAATGTTCCTGATATTATGCCAAGTCCTCAAAAATTAAATTATGAAAAATGCCTATATCCATTTATTATCTTTAGCAAAAAGCGATATGTAGGCAATTTATATGAAAATGATACTACAAAATATAAGCAGAAGTCTATGGGAATTGTATTAAAAAGACGAGATAATGCTCAGATAGTCAAGAAGATTTATGGGGGAGTTATAAATATCATATTAGAGAAGCAAGATTTAGATGGTTCTATAGTATTCTTACAAGATGAGTTGAATAATCTGGTAGAAGGTAAAACATCTATTAAAGAACTTATTATAACAAAAAGTTTAAGAGCGACATACAAAGACCCTTCTAAAATTGCTCATAAAGTGCTTGCAGATAGAATTGGCGCAAGGGACCCTGGAAATAGACCTGTTGTAAATGAAAGAATCCCATTTGTATATATTAAAACAACAGGAAATGGCAGTAATGCTAATGTATTACAAGGTGATAGGATAGAGAATCCAGATTATATTGAGCAAAATAATTTGATACCAGATTATTTACATTATATTACAAATCAAATTATGAAACCTATATTGCAACTTTATGCTTTATGTTTAGATAAACTACCTGGGTATGATAAATGCGATGAATATTGGGATGATGTAGACAAATCACTATCCGAAAAAACGATGTATCATAATGAAATAAAAAGAAAAAATAGAATTAATAACCTTAAACTAATGATGGTTAAAGAATTATTATTTGATAGATTTATTAATATACTATGTGAACCTAAAGTTAAGAAAAGTTGCAAATCTACAAAGAGTAGTGCAAAATCAAAGCAGGTTACAACTACTAATAATATTACTGATATTAGTGACTGCGATATTCAATCTCAACCTTTAAATTTGGATGCTACTATTAAAATTACTAAAAAAATTAAAACTGGAACTATTGTGTCGACTGCATATATTCAAAATGATAAAAAAAAGAAGATATGGAATGATAATAATGATAATTGTAAAGATAAAGACCATGAAACCATAGCGTTAATTAAAAAGATAATTGCTTATAATAATAATAATATATACTTTATAACATTAAATAATAAGGGATTCATAGATGAATATAATAGAGCATATCATTTATATAATGAATTAGTAAAAAGTAAAAAAATATATACTGAAGATACTATTGATAATATTATGAAGAAAATAATGGATACACAAGATACAGGAAAATTAAAAGATATTAGTAATATATATAAATATTATGATATAATATTGCTTAATAGCAAGTTTATGTTTATGTGATGATTTATTACTAATTTATTAATAATTATTATATTTTACAAGTGACATAATTTTTTTTATTTTTACTAAAAGAATAAAATGAAATATTATTCTATAATGCATGTAAAAATTGATATTATATATAAATATATAATTTAATATCAATTTATATGTCTTCTTACAAAGAAGAACTTGTTGAACTTACCGAAAAAGGTTATTGTGTAATAGAGAATATTCTTAATGATGATGAAGTATCAAAATCACTAGAATATTTTAGGGAATGGTTTTCATCACATCCGCAAATTGAAGAATTGCATAGTAAAATAAGTCCACATGGAATAATTAAGTTTCACGAAGTAGGACAGCAAAGGCATGCGTGGTATATTAGAACACGTCAAAATGTTATGAATGTATTTAAGAATATTTGGCAGACTGATAAAGTAGTTGTTAGTTTTGATGGGTGTTGTTATATTCCACCAGATTGTAAAAAGAAAGATGCAATATGGACGCATACAGACCAAGCGCCTAGTAAGAAAGGTTTAAAATGTATTCAGGGATTTGTTGCATTAACAAATAATAAAGAAAGAACATTAGTAGTATACGAAGGTAGTCATAAATTACATGAAGAATATGCAAAAGAATATAATTTAACATCGACAAAAGATTGGTTGCTAATAGAGCATAAATATTTAGAAAAAATTAGTGATAAAAAAAGAGTTTTAAATATCAAAGCAGGTTCTTTAGTTTTATGGGATTCAAGAACATTTCATCAAAATCAGTATGGAAATAATGATACTAAAGAAGAACGTATAGTACAATATGTTAGTTATCTTCCGCGTTGCAATTTATCAAAGAAAATGCTTGAAAAAAGGCAGAAATATTTTACAGATAAAAGAACAACATCACATTGGGCATATCCTGTAAAAGTTAATGGTCAACAACCTCAAAATTATGGCAACGCAGAACTCAAAATAAATTATAGCGAATTAGTAAAACCAAAATTAGAAGATTTACTTGAAGAGATTACTAATATATTATGAATACATGGATATATATTATATGATTTATAGAATTTATTTGTTCTATAAAATTAATAAAATATTAAAAAATGATAATTATGTTTTTTTTATAATTCTTAACAAAGTGCATAATAATGACTCTGCTAACATTCAGCAGTTTATATGATGCAGTTAGAAATGATAAAGATGATTTTATAGATGAAGAATGTTTTGAGAAGAAATTAATGGAATTAGTTGAGTTTGGTTATATTCGCGCAGATCCTCTTGATGATATTACAGTTTATCAGCAGAAAAATGGATTAAAATGGGCAGATTTTGTGAATATAGATGATCCTATTAAGAAATCGATATTATTAGAACTTGTCGATAATCCAACAGCATTCTTTGTTCTTCAAAATACTCAAAAAGGGAAAATGCGTATATCATCTCTTGAAATTAAATCTTGGGGTCAAGATAAGACTAAAAGGGTTGTTACATTTATTATTGTAGATAATGATAGGACATTATCTGATCAATCCGTAGATGGTATTAAAAAAATTTTTGCTGAGCAAAATGTGAAAATTTATGAATTATCATCTAACAGCAAAATAAAATCGGAGGATATTGAAATATATATTGATGCATATTCTAGTAATCCTGAAAGAGCTATGCCTGTTATTGTACTTCTAAGCAATCAAAAGCAGTGTGAAAAAATGCTTAAATTAATTAACTATATTGATAAAAAGGTATGTAGTGATAACTCACTACTTAGATATGGTGTTATATGGGATGAAGCAGATAAGACTTATAAACAATTAAGGGATAAACCTTTTGTCATAGATGGTATCAGTATGTCTTGTAAAAGATTTATGGCAGAAAAAACAGAAGCACTTTATCGCCTTGGATTTGTTACAGCGACTGACGGAGATCTTCTATTAGATGAAGATTACCCTGAATGTGCAAATGCATATTTATATCCTGTTGTTATACCACCAGAAGATGAAGAACATTATCGTGCACTTCACCATAATGAATCAATAATTCATAAGATACCTTTTACATCAAAGCATACTTGCAATTTATATGCAGAACAAATTTTTGAAACTTATACTGAACATTTTATGACACCAATTAATCTTCCTACAGGTAAAACATATAATAGAAAAATAATAGTTCATAGCAACGCAAAGAGGGAAGATATGAACCAGTTTGCAAAAATGTGTAATGAAAAAGGGATGCATGCATTAATATTTAACGGTGAACGTGGACTAAGTATTCAAATATACAAGGTAGGTCAAACTATACGAATAATAAAATTGAAAGGGAAAAGATTAAATGAAGTAATATTTTATAACTATAAAAAACTGAATCTCAATGATAGACCATTAGTTATTATTGGTAGGCGTAAAGTAGATAGAGGTCTTGGATTTCATTATTGTCCAAGAAATAATGATGAAACAGAAATTGATGGCGATCTTGGAATTCTTACTACAAAAAATAAAGATGGGATTGTATTTACTGATATAATACTAGGATTTATAGAAAATAAAGATACCGCTGTTCAAAAAGCAGGGCGTTTGGCGGGTATTATAGGTAATTCGCCACAATATCCAGGTAATTCGCATTATTGGTTGGATGGGCGAACTGAGCAAATGATAAGACGTCATAATATAATAGTTGATGAGAGTAATAATAATAGTGGTTGTTCTGTGCTTCAAGCAGTAACGCGTGCACAAAATAGCACACGACATTACAACAATAATAATGATGTAACCCATCATATCAGAGATACAGACAAGGATCATAAGGTATTTGTTAAACAAGAAGATGCTATACTTTTTGGGAAAGAAACACTTTGTATAATTTTTAAGAAAAGATTTAAGAAAGGAGATAAATTTGAAGCTCCAAAAGAATTACAGGTTGATGGAAAAAATCCTTCAAGTGATGTACTATTTAATCGTATGTGGGGTATTTGCGCAAAAAAATGGGCAAGAATGATCCCGACAGATGATAATAAATGGTGTGTATATTGGAGACCATCTTTGATTAAAAAGGGTTAATAGATTGCATATGTTTATATAAATATATATTGTTAGTTTAGTATATATTTTTTATTTTTTAACTAAAAACTCATTAAAACATACTATATATGATATGAAGTTGTTAAACATATAGTATAAAATGTTATGAAAAGACATAACTTGATTGATAAATAGATAAAATAATATCAAAATTATCAGGAGAATGATAGACTAACAAAATAAATTATAGCGAAATATTAAACTAAATTAGATGATTTAACTAGGATAAATTACTAAAATATTATAGAAATATGGTAATGATAAAGAATATTAAAGAATATATTTGTTCTATTATTTTATAATTATAATAAATATTGATTAATATTGTTAAAATTGCTTTAACAAAGCAACAACAAAGAACTATACAGAAACTTGAAAATATATATACGCAAAGTAAGCAAAGCAACCATATTGAAGGAATTGTCTTAGTATATTAAAATAATTATGTTTCCTGTAATTGCGCTCATTTTCGCATACGCAATCGCCTCCTTTATGTCGATGATTATCATTTGGATAATGTCTTTCTTCTATGAAAAACGCGAAGATCACGAAGACCGCGAAGTCTATGTCAATCCATATAGACTTGTTCCTCGCGCGGAGACAGAAGAATATAAGCGATATGAAAGGCGACAGTATCTAGATAGTTTGAGGTCTTAAATAAATAAACTATAATGTAAAAAATATTTGATTATTTGTTATAATATCTATATGATTTTATATATTTTTAGGTAATATATGGAGGTATATATTTTTTATTATTAACTGAAAATCCATTAAAAGATGAACTAGGTGCAATAGTATATGATCCAAAATTACGAACATATAACCAATCACCAACATTTAGTTCTTGATATTGTATGTCTTTGTATATACAATCCATACTGTCACAAGTTGGACCAAAGAATGTTGTATTATATTTTATTATATTTTTTTTTTTAAATAATGGGATTAGTTCAGGAGTTTGGTGGTCATAATTAATACAATTAAATGACCCATAGATACCATCATTTAAATAATATTTAATAACATCACTCTCTTTTTTCTTAGCGATTACATTTACAACAAGTGTATGCGTCGCCTCTGTGAAATATCTTCCTGGTTCAGCAATAAATTTAATAACATTATTATTTTTCTCATATAAGAAAAAATCGTTGATTGCGTTATTAATATTATGGCAGATATCAGCAAACATTATATTTTTATCAACACCAGGGAACCCACCACCAATATCTATTATACTTATATTGAACCCATAATCTTGGGATATCTTGTAAGTATAATGACAATCTTTAATAGCATTATAAAAACTTTTTGCATCGCTACAACCACTCCCGACATGAAAACTAAAACCTGATAAATTCATTTGCAAACTCTTTATTTTGTCAAATATTACTGGGATATTACATAAAGGGCAACCGAACTTAGAATTGAATTTACATTTACTATTTGTATCATCAACACATATTCTAAGTATTATTTGAGCATTAGGAAATATTTTGTATATTTTTTCTAATTCTTCTATACTATCAAATGTCATCTTATTAATGTTATTTTCGCAAGCATATATTAAATGAGACGATATTTTGCAAGGGTTTGCAAATATTATTCTATCAGGATTATTAACAATACTTAAAGCATTTATTAATTCATTTTTAGAAGCACAATCAAAATTACATCCTAATTTTGCTAATAATTTTATTATTTTATCATCAGGGTTTGACTTTACTGCAAAATATGGTTGTATATATGGTAAATAACTAATCCATCTATTAAACTGACCTTCTACTTTTTCTAAATCAACTATATAGAATGGTTCATCGTCATATTTATTTTTTTCACTAACATATTTATAAATTATATCCTCTAGTTCAAAATTTATTTTATCAATATATTCATTTTTCATTTATTTTTAATAATATTTATTATTTAATCTTATATATAAAAAAAAGATAATTAATTATAATAATTAGCATATTATATTATGTGTTTAATATTTTTTAATTTTGTAAATCAGTAAAAAGATATTTAATAATTGATATTGCTTTTTCCTTTCCGACCCCATCAATTTTACACAACTCTTTTATTTGTTGTTCCTTAGTTTCAAATACTCCAAGAATTTTAATAAGATTTCCCATACATATATATTTAGAATAAATATTTTTAGCGATTACATTAGATATCATAGGTATCTGAGATAATTGCATAATAAAGCATGATTTAGTGTCTATATTATCTATCTTCTTTTTTTTTAGTTTTATAAAATCAGTATAGCATTTTTCCGAAGTATATTCTTCATATAAAAACTTTTCAGGTCTATCTATTATTTTTGTTGATAATAATAAAATTAATGTTGTAGTCTCCACAATATTTTTAGTATATATAATACGTATATTATCTCTAAATAGAGTATGTAAGTAGGCACCTTGTATCATAGATTTATACCTATCATATGTATTAGATGATAAAACATTATCTCCTTCAATAATATACGTAATATATTTTTGTGATACATTTGATAATAATCGTGCTTTTTGCTCTTTGTATCTACCATCTAATATAGATGCTTGTAAATCTTGAAGAGTTTTCCTTTCAAAAATGTGTACTAGATTTTTATATGTTATATGAATATCGCCAAGAGTTAAATTTTCTGATAATATTTCAATTTTATCTTTATAATTATCAAGATCTCTATTAATTATATCATTATATATATTAGTTTCCCTTGCATCAATAGTGATCAATATTTTATCACTAGTTTCCATTTTATATATATTATGTATGGCAAATATTACTTATATATTATTTTATTACACCATTATATAATAAATAAGATGCAAATAATATAATAAATATTATTAAAAAATATATAATAATATCTAAAATTATAGGTATATTATCTTTAGGTATATTATCTTTAGTTATATTATTATTACATACAAAACCTTCAGGCGCTCTTATATATTTATTGTATTGTTTATCTATTTGTTCTTCGCTTTTGTTAATTTCTTTAGTTGGAGATTTAGATCCTGACGCACCCATTTATAATACCTATTTATTATGTATAAACATTATTATGTTTTGTACTCTTATTTTCAGCGATTCTATAGAAATCTTCAAACTTACTAGTAATATCATCACTATTTCTATTATTAAATAAGAATTGCATTAAAGTTGCCGGTTCAACTGAATATTTTTTGATATTATCCCACATAAGTTCAAAGTTTTCTTCTTTATCAAAAAAAGATAAAAACATATTGCGTGCCTGAAATTTATCTAAATATGTCATCTCTATATCTAAATCAATTCTACCAGATCGCATTAGTGCATCATCTAATTTAT